AGATAATATTATATAGATAAGATGGGAGTTCTTGAACAACCTGTGCCTCGTATGACGAAGTTTGCTAATGTCACTATGACCATGCCCGCATTCTTGGTGATCCTATTTGCCACGATTCTATTCGTAGTTACTGCTCTGGGTGCTATCTTCATGAAGAGCCCTATGATGCTGGTTAGTGTTATAGTGATGTATGCCTTCGCTATATATACCACCTATGTAGTAAATTGCCTCACTGTTGGTAACTGCAACCTATTGGCATGGGTTCTGGGCGTCCTATATGCCGTCATGGTTGGACTTACCATCCTGGCATATATAGCTACCATATTCACGAAAGGATTTAGCGCTGCTGCCCTTTCTTACAAGCCTAAATCCGTTATGTAAACCAAAAACAAGAATATTATAAATATGAACTGTCTCCTTTTTTCATTATCATCTCAAATAGAGTGCTATAGAACAAAAATGAATACGATCTATGATATGATGTATGAGCTTCTTACGGATATACAGAGGAATCTCTATTCGCCTTTAGTAATTCTTACATACCTTAATTTTTGTGCTATTTTTCTTTTTAACAATCAAATTAGGATTATAATCTTCTTCGTCGTCTTCGTCTGCCGTGGATGAGCCCATCAATTTACGCTGATTTTCAAGTGCTTGCATATCCCATAGATCTTTTGTACACATCTTAAATTGAATACCTGGATCTGCCTTCCACCAAAATACTTGATCTTCTATCTTATTACTCTGTGTCTTATTGTCAATGACCATACATTCATAGTCTTCCGTACATTGATTTAAAACATCGTTGAATATTTCAAAACTTGGAAAGATACCAGCATACTGTTCATAAATTCTGTGACGATTTGAAATGTTTGGCTCCCGAAGAATGAATACATAATCTACATTTGTACGAAGCACAGGAGGAATACCAAGGGGGAACTGCATAGTAATGCACATAAATACCTTCATATGCCTACCATTCATGAAAAGTTGACGAATATTCTTATCCGTTGGCCATGTTTTATCATAAAGGCAATCGTCCAGAATAAGAAAGGCACGAGGATCAATATCTGTATGACCATAACGCTCTTTTTCAGTCGTGTATTGATTTGCTATTTTTAGCTGACGATCTACAAATTTTTGAAGAATTTGCGGACTATATTCATCATAAATCAACATGCCCGGAATATAATTACTAAAATGTTTGTTCATCTGTTCTGTAGGACTAATGACCACACCTATTGGCATGTTCATATGAGCGGATAATACATGTGTTAATGCTACTGTTTTTCCGGAATTACGCTTTGCTAAAAATATGCAAACACTGTCGTCCTTTATGCTTCGTGGATCAAATTTTCTTAGTTCCAATTTCATCTAAATTCTTTGAATAATTACTTTTGCCTTATTCATTATATATATTTAATTTATATTTGTATAACGCATTCTCCTATTAGAATGGAGGCATCCCGACATGTATTGATTCATTGATTGAATGAAGCATTCCTTGTTCATAGTTTCCACCTTCTACAAATGCGAAATTATCATTTTTATCTGGATTCATATTCTCAAAAAGGTATGTAATTACGAAGCAAACAATAGCTACGAAGAACAGTAAACCTATACGAGATCCCCATGAAGATATTGGTTCATTATTTTTTTCCTTACGATTATCATCTATTCGCTGTAAAATAAGATACACAATTGCTGTTAACAAAATAGCAAGTATCATCCTTACAAAAAAAGGACCTATATTTTTTGATTAAAAGAACGCATCTGTCTTATGTCGGCGCTGTTTTGGTTTTTGTAATTGAGCATGCTTCTTAGGCATAATAATTTTTCTATTATTTTCTATTTTTTCCTCTACAACCTGCTCTACTGGTTCTACTGTAGGCTCTTGTACTTGCTCTTGTACTGGCTCTTCAATAGGTTCTATTAAAGGCTCTTCTACAGGCTCTTCTACAGGCTCTTGTACTGGCTCTACTACAGGTTCTTCTACTTGCTCTTGTACTGGCTCTACTACAGGTACTTCTACTTGCTCCTCTACAGGTTCTTCTACAGGTTCTTCTACTACTGGTTCTACTACTACTGGTTCTACTACTACTGGTTCTACTACTGGCTCGTCTTTTAGCTCTTCTGTTTGCTCTTCTGTTTCGGATTCTGTTTCTGGCTCTATGTCTGCCTCTGTTTCCTTCTCATCATCCGTAGAAGATCCAGATTCTTCGTCATCTTCGTCGTCTTCGTCGTCTTCGTCGTCTTCGTCATCGTCTTCGTCATCGTCTTCTTCTTTATAGGCGCCATCTGTTTCATATGAGTTATCTGTATTATATTCTTCCGTGTCCTCATCGTCCTCATCGTCCTCATCGTCATTACCATTCTCTTCTACTACATCTTGTTCCGATTGACGACTTGATGTAGATTCTTGTGTTTCAAGTGAAACCAAATTTCTTTGAGATACAGATCCTCCTTCTTGTTTATAAGAATCCGATATAATATGCGAGACCATATTCGTCATCGGTAAACAAGAGCGGATCACCATACTTATATTTTTTCCAATCAGTTCTTCCAAAACAACCAGATTTCTCTGTCTCTCTACATTCTTTAATTCGTGATACATCAGATACGGGCGCTTCCATAACGAACGAGCAATTGAAATATAACACCGATGAACAAAATTTTCCGCATTAGGGACTCGTAATTGAAGTTTATCTGTATTGCCAACGGTTGCTATATGTAGCCTTCCATAGGTCATAAAAACTGCCTTGAGTAAATCTGGAAAATAATTACATCGCGATTGTACTATAAAGTCTTTATAGTTCTCATGGATTTGACTAGCATTCCATTCAGGAATTGTAGTCAATTCATCCTGAAAACTTTGTAATACATTTTTGTTAGCAGTTCGCTGTAGTACTTTTTCGTATATATTTCGAATCGTAATAACAAATGCTTCAATCGTAACATCTTTCAAATGGTCTACATATTCCCTTTTTTGATACATTAAAACTTGTATGTCGTCTTTTGACATGGCTGCATACATAATACAAAAATAACTTTCTTAAATCAATCACGAATGTTTCATAATTATACGGTTCCGATTGGATTGATGGGAAGAGCATACTCATTCTGTTTGAGAGAGTTCATAAGACTCGGGTCAAGACGATTGGGTTCCAGAACCTTTGCTGAAAGTTTGGTAACATCGCACACGTCAACAACCGCATGTTCAAACTGAATTGCTCTGGCATTGTTTGTAGATCGTGTAGAAAGATCATCCGATCCTATTCTCTTAATTTCCATATCAATACCGTCGGTAGACATACTAACCTTCGCTCCTTCCGATCCAGATCGTCGTGTAGCAGCCGTAAGTAAAGTACCGCGCGTATCATCAATTCTCATATTTCGCTCAGCCTCTTCGGTGGGACCGCGATATTCTGAAACAGCTCCTCCTGAACCATAATAGTTTGTCGATTCAGTACCTTCACGGAAAGTGGTCTTCATAACAATATCAGGATCATATATGACCGTTCGATATGTATGAGCTGCTACATTACGCAAGGTAAGTCCAGTATCCATATCCGAAGGCAATGTTTCGCGAATGGTTGAACGAGCCTGATCGTCCGTTTCCATCTGTCCAGCATTAATACCTTTCACGTTCAATACGGTACTGTCGTGAATAGCTGTTTCTTTTATCGTTGTACGCATAATATGGTCAACTGGATCATATACCGTCGGCTTTGAAGGAATCTGTACATGCATATTTCCGAACATTCGTTCAGCGTCGGTATAGAACTCTTTGTACGATGGTTTCAATACATCCAATATAGGAGCTGTAAGCGAATTTACAAGATATTTCAAGTTTGTAACTACCGTCTTTTGTTCTGTTTCCGCACGATTGGTAGGACGATCCACGAAGATTGACCTTTCCGTCGGTTTCGAAATTGCCCCTGTCGTTTTAATCCATTGATTTTCCGTTTGTTCGTAATATGTATCGGGCCGATTTTTCTCCATCGTACCCATAAGACCACGATCTGTAACAATTGACTTTTTAGGACCTTGGAATGGCAACTTATAGGAAAGTTTGGGGTTGTTTAGAGCTCGCAATTCGTCTACATTCCTGGGTTTGGCATATTCATTCGTATTTGCTTGTTGGAATCCGCCGGATGGAGCACTTGTATAACCTTGTGCTAAACCACGACCTACATTTATTTTAGGAATAGGGAAATCATTACTTCGCTTGATAGGAGTTTCAATATGATCTTTGAAATATTCATCGCTGTTTGGTGTACCATTTACAAAGGCGCCATATTCTGCAGGTTGGAAAAAAGGTTTAGTTTCTGCCTTTGGTTTGAAAAATTCACTACGGCCGGTATGACGATCTAAGGTACTGGCAAAACTTTCTACATTCATGTTCTGTTTTACGCTGCCTTTGAAGAACGGTTGCATGTTCTTGTGTGTAAAATCTCCAATGGGAATCGTGTTGCCTGCCAACGTAGTGACTGTGCTTGGTCGATCTTCCTGCATCGTAGCATTTTTCTCCTGTGGAGTAGCGAATTCGAACATACTTGCGTAAGCTGGTCGCGGCACCACACCTGTTTCCATAGGAGTTTGTGCTTTATTCCATTTTGTATCACCCCGTGTCTGTTCATCCGCGCGAACTTCTTGCCAGTGATTTGATTTATAGATATTTTTCATGGATGGTTTCTCGTTTGGTTCGGCATAAGCCTTGTCAAAATATGTATTCATCACAGGTTTACTCTCTACACCATCCATGATATTTATTTTTATGATACAAACAAATATATAAAAAATATACAATTATGATTTATGTTTTAGTATTAATTTAGAGCTGTCCAATGCTACGGCAAGTCTGTTGAGCAGGAGCTCCAGGGCGAACGGGTGGAAGTGTACCGCATACTGGGTTCATTTTCCAATTGCGAACAAATGCTTGATTGTCGTCCTGAAGAGAGGCGGAAGGAAGCATGGGAGTTTGATCTATGAATTGAGGCAAAGCAGGTATACAATTATCCTTGATCACGATACTGCTATTTACATTCCACTGGAACGGGATAATCGCCTTATCCTGAGGATTCCAGCATAGCCATTCCCAACGATTCCACCCTGTGCTTCGTAGCGTACAAGGAGGGTTTGAAAGGCGCGTATCTTCCATCGTCGCGGTACAGGCATGAGCATCCTGGTTACCTTTCGCTATGCAAGCAGGTTTGATATTGTAGTTATATGGGTTATACATATCCTTGTCGCACTTGGAAGAACGATAGTTCAAACCTTTCAATTCACTGTTGTCATTTACACTGGCCCCGGGAGCACAAAATCCGGGTCCCCACGCTTGCCAACGCAGACTGGGATCTGCTGGAATATCTTGTCCGCAGGCATTTCCATCATTGGACGGTGTCATTAGATTATACATTCCAGGACCTACGGATACGCGTAGTTTTTCGTCATAACTACAAGATCCTATGTTGGCATATACTTCTGTCATCTTGTTTCTCTATTATGAGGAAGACAAAAAATAAAGTACAGAAACATATAAGATCTTTACCATCATTTTTAAATGTTAGGTCGCATTTGTACAAATTGCTTCAAATACATCTTTAAGAAGAGCATCTAATTTGACAATATCGATCTTACTACCAACCTTGTCGGAACTAGTACATATAACATCCAATATTGTATAAATAAGCGTCTTTATAGAATTCTTAATGTATTCTGCTTTTGTTGAAGAAACAGTGGTACCAACCAGAAGAGATGTGGTATAATTATCAATTGCTGTATCGCCCGTCAATTTTATATCCGCGCAGGTAGTATTCTTAGTGTTTGATTGAAGTTCCGCTATAAAAGCAGCCCTCTTTTCTTCGGCGGTTTTGCTTGATATAGAACAAGCTGTATCCTGCATAACTTTAAAGACATTGGACACATCATTCATAATCTTGTTAACATCCTCTTTATTTGTCTTATAGGATATTCCGATCATCGATTGTTTGTTTTGGAGATCTTTCAACATATCTTGTAGTTTTTTTTTATCCGATTTAGTTTTTCGTAGTTCATTAGAAAGGTTAGAAAGGTCGCGATTACTATTTAGTAGTTTGATTATAATATATACTACTACAACTATAAGTAAAACCAATAAGACTGAAAGGGTAATTACCAGAGCAAGCATTATCTAAAATTTGAAACAGAAAAAAAGAATATAATTGTAAAAATATATATTTACTATTTATTTTTTAATTATTAGGATAATGGATTATATGAGTATCTATCGTAGGCTCGTCTTTTGATACATGAAATACGGAATTGATAGCGTCCGCTGTATCCGCATATGTATTCCATATGCCTTTACGAAGAACGAGGCATTCTTTTTCGGGTGATTTTTGTTCATCTCGTACACTGAAGAAGAAGACAAGTTGTTCGTGTAATATCTTTGACATATTCTCTAATTTTTGTTTTATTTCTTCAAATTCTTTTTTACTCTTTGGAAAATAACCTAAATCGTTATCAAGGATGCTCTTCTTAACTATATGATCGCGTTCCTGCTGCTTCATCATCATTTGAAAGTCAATTTTCGGTGATTTTTCGGCTGGGTGTAATGCTACAAGGTCTAAATAACGGGTATACATGAAGTACATTTTTCTAAGATTGATTGGTTAGCGTATATTGAGTGAATTTATGTGGTATTAAAAGGTAATTTTCTCTCTTCAAATTTTTTCATCTTTAACCGAAATAATCATTAATTCTATAAAAAGTAATACATAAATCATAATCCTAATCATAATCCTATTAAATATATAAAACCAATTATAGATACAAAGATTGAAAAGGAAAAAGATTTGAAAATGTATAGGAAATATTTATAG